CTATCATTAAGCCAGTCACTATTTATAGTTAGCTTTTTAGTAGCTTCAGTATATAAAGTGTTTTTACCTCTATCATAGTTATTATAATTAAAAGTTGGTTTGTCCCAAGTTCCAGGTACACTAGAACTATTAGACCTTTTAATGTCTATACTTTCTACTGATTTACCCCTAAAATTCATGTAGTCCCAAGCACCTAACTTATTTACCCAAGCCAGTCTGATGTTATCGTATCTAGTGCAGCTTTGGTGTCTATCATCTACACCAGTTGCATTACTGTCTTGACTAGCACCGTATCTATAGAAGTAGTAAAACTTAGTAGACCTACTTGCTAAGGTGTGATCTGTAGCGCCAAAGATTCTATAGTACGCCCAGTTAGCAAAGTTACTAGGTCTAGCAGTAGCACTAGTTTCAGCACCCCCACCGTCATCTACAACTTCACCAGATTGCGTTTCTAGGTTAGCTGTACCAGCGCCAAAATACAGTAAAGATTCTGCTACTGTACCTGCTTGTGCATTTGTTGCGCCACCATTAGTATTATCGTTTACAAAAAAATGTATATTATTACCACCACTTGTACCAGTTATAACATTACCTAAACCGTCAAAATACTGTATACCCATATACTCTATTTTCTTTCCAGTAGTTATTACACCACCAGATTCACCTTGTTTAAAGCATACTGTAAGTTCATCTACATTATCTAACGCTGTACTACTACCCCTTACAAATTGTATATTAGGCGCATTAGTTAAAAAGCCATAGCTATCTGGCGCTGACGTGTCATTCATAAAATACTGTAAAGGAAAGTTACTACCATTAATATCTAAACCACCTACGTTATCTGCTGTTTTAGTATAAGGCGTTGTAGCTATTGTGCTAGTTATAACAGCATTAGCTTCATTTAGTGATTCTGTAGGCGCTGTAGTAGCAGACGTAGATTTTTCAAACCCTGCTTCTATTTTTACTATTATTAATTGATCATCATTTTGTGAAAACATTTTAGTATTAGCTTTTATACCCAGCGTGTGTATACTATCACTTGTAGAATTTTTATTAGTTTCTTGCGTTTTTAGGTACGTTCTAACTATTTTGTGTACATCTACTATACCTACATTTACTTTATTCTTGTATACCTTTACTTTAGCTATTTCTGTATAACTTGTAAAGTCTGTTATACTAATAAATACTTGTGCTATGTACCTAAATTTAGTAGCGTTATAGTTTGCAGGGTTATCGTCTTTTAATACAAATACCATAGGACTATTTGCTGCTGATACTAGACTAGGTTTTTGTTCTATTGTATATGCCATTTTTTATAATTTTACTTTTATTTCCATTTGTTTACTAGGTAGTTTGCCTATTAAGCTTTCTACGTCTAATAGAAAAGCTTGAGTTACTTCGTCTGGTATTTTCTTAGAATGTACTTCTACTGGTCTACTTACAAACATAGTTCTTTCTAGACCTCTTCTTCTTATTGCGTACCCCATAGCATAAGCTAGGCTATCTATAGACCTATCACCTAAGCTTATAGGTTTATTTCTAATCCATCTTTTTAAAGCGTTTACTAGCTTACCTGCTGGATTGTCATAAGATTTATCAAACTTAAAGCTAGTTTTACCACCTCTTGCTAGTCCAGTTCCACCACGTTTACCCTCTTCGCCTTTTTTTGTTGTACCTTTTTTTATACCCCCAGTTCCTTTTACACCTTGATCTACATATTGCCAGTAGTCAGCAGCGTCACCAAACTCTAAACCTAATTCTATTGTGCTTTTTGTGCTTTTCATGGTGTAATGATAGTCACTATATAGCGTGTTACCTTGTGTAGTTTTCCTTTTATCATAAAGTATTTTTCTACCATCTTTGATTACGTTAGAACCAAATCTAGTTATAGCTTTTTCTAAGTGCTTTACTTCGCCTTTTACGAACTTACCGTCTAACCCCCTTAATTTTAGTTTTATAGCCATTATATATTAGGGTTTAAATCAGAAGGGTTTATAGGTGCATTACATAAGTTATTAGTATTATTAACTTGTAATGATATAGTAGATGACCAACCAGACAAAATGTTAGCAAATCTAGCAGTAAAAGGATCAGAATTTATAGGCATTTCTATTACTACTTCATTGTCTGCGTAACTTGTTTTTTTACCACTATCACTACCACTAGTTTGTATAGATAGATTCTGTTTGAAGTCTGCTATAATGTCCTGCGTAATTTCTAGTGTATTAGTCCATACGTCATTTCTATTACTTAAATCTTCTTTAAGGATATCTAACACAAATACAGTTACAGAATACGTTAATACACCTTGCTCTATAGTAGCACTACCTGGTTCGCAGTATAGTATAGGAAAGTCTTGTAAGTCCATCTTATTTATATCTACTTCATCTAAGAACCCAGAATGAAAAGAATTTATTATGTAGTGATTATCAGCTACGTTATTAAATGTTTTTATTATATTACTAAATGTTACCATAACTATTTTTTTCTATACTTATTTTATCTTGTTGGTATGATAGGTATGTTAATACCATATACAGTTCCAAACTTGTTACTTCTTTTATTTTCGTTATATCTTCAGAACACAAAGAAAATACAATATTGTACCAGCCCCACTTACTAGTTAGTGTAGCGCTTTTTTCTTCATCTTCTTCATCATTTGACGTTCCTTTCTCAAAGACCTGACCAAACCTATTGATAGTGTTCTTCCTAAACAAAAAAAAAAATTTAAAGCAGCTATTGAAGGTAAAGCAGGAAAGTTTAAATACTCTTCTTCTAATTCTTCATTAGGTGAATAAGGTTCTATGCTATACCTTGTTTTAGTTTCTTTTACTATAGGTCTATACAATATGCTCATAATCTTGTGCAAGTTCTTTTGTGCGTCCTTACAATAGCTTTCTATATCTACATATTCACCTAGCGTTATTTCACTAAGGTTAGGTATAAAACCGTATGTAATACCATTCCATTCTACTTTCTTTTGTAACTCTTCTGTACTAGGTTCTTCTTTTAGTAATACTGATAGTTCTTTAGCTATCTTATTAACGTCATTGTAATTCATTCTATCCATTACCCCCCTATCAATATTACACATAATACAAATACATTCTAAGTTAAATTCATCTTTAGAAAGTTTTTTACCTTTAAGCTCTTGAAACTTACGATACATTTGTATAGTAACAGCGTTCCAGTCTTGGGGTATTTGTAATGTTATTTCTTCTTTTGCCATTTATTGTATATATAAAAAGTTAATATTCGTTTATAATATGTAATATTTGCCACTGTAATTAGTCATAAGCTTATTTAAAGCTATATACCTAACAGCGTCAATTATATGATCTTGCTGGTTAGTAGAAGGTTTATTAACTATCTGTCCGTTCTTATCAGTAAGCCATTTGTAGTATTTAAATTCGTTTAGTGCATTGGTACTATTCTTAGTTATATGTAGCTTAAAACGTCTTAAAATGTCTATACCCATATTTATACTGTCAGCACCTTTTTTAGCTGGGTACATTAAGAACCCCATACGTCTAATCTCTTCACCACTTTTAGGTTCTGCACTATCGTATATTATTTCTGTCCTATTACCTATATTTAATTCTCTTAGCTTTGCAGCTATATCTTGATTCGTTAAACCTTTGCTATATAGTAATTCATTTATATACAAATCATCATTTAATTTATACACTTCTACTATTGCTGTAGGATCATTAGTATACCCAAAGTCCATACCAAGCGCTATTATGTTTGCATTTTTAGGCACTTCATTTACTATTTCAAACTGTCTGAAAATAGTTTCTGTAGGTTGTGCCATATCACCTAGTCCGTATATTTGCCAGTAATTACTATCTAACTGTTTTAGTCTTTCTATTTCTTTTATAGTTTCTTCTGGTAAAAAAGGATTATCTAAATAAGTAGATTTAATGAAAGTGCAGTCATCTCTATTCATTACCTTGTCATATATCCAGCTGTACGGATCACTAGGGTTAAAGTCTAGGTATATGTTTTCTGTACACCTAAGAGACAGCTGTACAAAATCTTCCATAGTAAATTCTGTAGCTTCATTTATCCATAGTACATTTCTTTGCCTACCCCTTACTTTATCTGGCATATCTACAGAAATAAATTCTATTAAGTTATTATTCAGTTTATATGTTAATTCTGATTTATTATGCTTATTAGGGTTGTATAAATTATGGTGTTCTAGTATATTAAAGAAGTCCCTATAGGCACTAGATTTAAGCGCAGGTAGCGTCTTTCTACATATTGTATATACCTTACCTTGTTCTTGTAACGCTTTTAAAATTATTAACTGTGCTAAAGAATAGGTTTTACTACTTCTAGTTCCACCTTGATTAACCACTATTCTAGTAGTGGCGTTAAGATTCTTTTCAAGAACTACTGTCCCCTTTAGGTTTAACGATTTCAATTTCTATCTTTTTTATTTCTTCATCATTAGAAGTTAAGTTTATATTCTGCTTTTGTATATACCCCCTTTTATGACCTTTATGCTGTAAGTAGAATATGATACTTTTTTCTTTTAGGTTTTGTATATTCTTAAATAACTGGCTTTCTACAAAGTCTAGTTTAACGCTGTCTATTTCGTCTACTTTCTTTTTAAAATCTTCATCTTCTTTATACCATTTATAGAAACTTGATCTACTTACATTAACTTTATTACAAGCTGTAGATACTATACCTAGTGAATTTTCTAAACTTTCTAAAAGCATTTTTTTCTTTATATGTTCTTTTTTGCTCATTTTATTAAATTTATTTTATAGTTACATTATACCCTTTACCCTTTAAATCTTCGTATAGTTCATTAGCAGTAATGGTATCTTTTTCTTTTACTGTTATTGTTATGTCTTTATCTTCGTCTATTTTGTCTATATTAAACCCTAATTCTATGTCTTTAAAACCCCATTCTTTTAAGTCTACTACATCAAAGTTACTTAGTAAGTCTATGTCCCACTGTCCACCATTCTTATTTAGTCTTATGTTTAGTTCCTTTTCATCTTCTTCGCTTAGGTTTACGCTTACTGTAGGCACTTTTTCTGCACCCATTTCACGTAATATTTGTAAACGTTGGTGACCACCTATTACGTTGTATAGTCTTTCTGGGTTTATATTTATTACTATTGGCTTACACATTCCAAATTTGTCTATAGACTTTTTTAAATCTTCATACTGTTTGCCAGTTATCTGTCTAGGGTTGTATAGTGACGGTTTAAGACTGTCTATCTTTATCAATGTAATTCTCATATAAGTATTTATTAATTAATTCTAGGTGTCTTATTCTGCAATATACGTTGAAACTCTTGTCTGTTTCTGCAAGGTTATGACAGTCCCTACACAAAGCGCATAAGTTTTCTATAAAGTCCATACATTTTGAACCACCTAATTTTCTAGCTTGTAAATGGTGAATGTCTACAGCTTCGCTACTACACATTTCACAAGGTATAAAATCGCTTTCATCTAAGTAAAAGAATGTCATATATACCTTAGTGTGCTTTCTCATACCTTACAAGATTTTTTATATACCTTTTTAAGATTGTTTATTATTTGCTTATTACACGGTGAACAGCTTTTCCATTTTGGGGGTTCGCCAAATACACTATGATATAAAGCTGATATTATAGTTTTTTCACCAGGCGTAAGTAGACCACTATTTACCGTTGGAAATACTTCTTCGTATATCTTGATCTCATCTTCTGTAAACTGTCTTATATTTCTAAAGTTTGGGAACATCTGATTCAACTGTTTTCTTCTTTCTTCACAACCACAGTCATCACCTAGTACAGCTTTAGCTACCTTATCTATACCAGTAGCAGCTGTAATAGAAGCTATAGTATCGCCCAAACCTTTATTTTTTTTGCTCATATTTTAAGTATTTAAATGTTATGTAACTAATTAATGGTAGCATTAATATTAGTATAAATATATTTATATGACCTTCACCACAAAAGCCAAATAAGTGTTTTATAAATTCATTCATTTTCTGTTTCTTGTTTTAAATAACTTTTTACTATTCTAATTGATTTACCTAAAGTATTCCTATTAATCTTTGTTACCTTTTCTAAACTTGATAAACTATGATTTTCAGCGTAATATACTCTAAACACTGAAGCGTCAAACCATCTTACTTTTTTTAA